TTTCAAAAACTCTGTCAATGACCGCGGATGGCCTCCACTGGCCTTTTAGGTAATCGAGAACATAGAGCTTCCAGTCCTTATCCATTCCGCAAACTACGATCGCCGTTGAGTCGGCGTTTCTTGCTTCGGAAATTGCCAGGTCTATCGCCATTCCTATAAATAAGTCTCTTGGACGTTCTCCCCAATATTTGAACATCTCGGGCTTGAAAAGCTGGCTCTCGGAGGAAAAGGGTTCGTTAAGGTACTGGGCGGAGAACTCATCCAGGGGCATGGAGGCCTTTAGGTGATCCACGTAGTCCATGCAGTATGGGTCGTCGGTTAAAGTCCAATCCTTCTTAACGTCGTCGAACTTCTTGGCGAAATGCTTAGGAAAAATCAGTCTTGGTTTACCGCTTTGGTCAGGTTCTGTAACCTTTTTGACCATGACGTTGTAGTACTTCATTTCCTTCTCAAATATCTCTGAAAAGGTGTCGTCCAGATGCCATCTGGTCCCAATTTCGATCAAAAGTCCTCCGGGTTCTAAGAGGTTGATCATGCTTCTTCTAAAACGTTTTACTTTTGACCTCTGTTCAGGGGTTTGGGAGTTCTGGAGTCCGATTAAGTCATCAAGAATGATGATGTCGTAATGGCCGCCCGTGGTCTCAGCCTCAACCCCAGTCGTCGCTACGGTGGGCTCCTTCAACGGCTTTGTCCTCTGCTTAACAATGATCTCGTCCGCATTCCATCTCGCAGATTGAAACTCGCCAAAAAGGTACTTTAATTGACTTTGTTCAAGCTGAGCCTTGATTTCACTCAGAAAGGATCTGGCAATATCCCAAACTCCGTTTCCTATTAATATACGGGTATTGGGGTTTTTGAGGATACATTGGATCGTGTATCCGATGGTGACAAAACTGGTCTTCAGGTGGCCTCTGGGGAGCATCAAAGCCTTCTTCCTAGCAGGCTTCCTTAGGAATCTCTCAACATCGTCATGCACAACGTCCCAATCCTTGTACCCCAAAAACTGCCCGCAAAGAAAGAAAAGACATCTAAGTTGAGCGAAACCATTAAGACTGAAGCGCAAAAAGCAGCGGAAGCCTATAAAAGCAAAGCTGAGCTATACGACTCAATTGCGACTCAAGAAGAGTTTGTGAAACAGTGGAACGACTATGTTCAAAAGTCTCAATCTGCTTCGCAGCCTCAACCGGAGGGAGATCAGAAGTTGACGCAACTGGAAAAGCAAGTCCAGGAGATGAATCAAAAACTTCAAATCTCTGAATTGACCGAAATAACAGAAGCCTTTGCTGGAGCTCAAGACGATAAAGGACAGCCTCTTCATCCTGATTTCGACCAACTGAATTCAATTTCGTTGGGAGAAATCAACACCAATGGAAAGGCAGAACCGATATCTTTATTAAGAGCGTGTGTTGAATTGGCCCAAGGGAAAACTCCTCAAGAGAAGTTAGCGAATGGTTACAAAGCCGCACGATCATTTCGTGAATCAATCTTTGAGGAAGGAAAGAAAGCAGGGATGGGACGTTTACAGGCGAAAGCTATAAACGGAAGCAATCCTCCTACTGGATCCACGGGAGACATTCAATCGGTCACAGACAAACGACCGAAAAACGCACATGAGGCTATGGCTTTAGCGCGTCGGGGAATAATGGTTTCCAGAGATTAATCTAAATTAAAGGAGACTCATCATGTCCCAACCGACATTATTGACTTACGGTCCAGGTGCAGTAGACGAAACATTGACCCTGACCATGACCAACATGATTCCGGGCATTAAAGACAACGTTTTTAATGACAACTCGGCTCTTGGATGGTTGTACTCCACAGGAAAAGATCGCAAACGTGGCGGAGCTTCTCTGTCTCACGGTATTCAATATGCGAAATCTACTTCTGGTGGATCTTACTCACGCTATGAACAAATGAACGTTGACCCACAAGACAACAAAACCCGCGATCAATGGCCTTGGAAACAGTATTACTTCACTGTTGCCATCGACGGATTCACGGAACGAGTTGCCAACAAGGGTGAGTGGGCGATTGAAGATGCGATGGATGACAAACGTAGTGAAGCGGAACGCTCTATCAAAGACTTGCTTGAACAAGACATTTTCAAAGCGAGCCCTGGTACAGGTGACCTTCGTTCACTTCCGAACATCGTCCTTGCTTCTGGAACGGAAGGCCAGATCAACGGCACGACCAATGGATGGTGGCAGTCGGCTGTTGTGACGGGCGGTTCTTGGGCCTCTGGCGTTGGCCGGACCCAATTGACCAACCTTTGCAACACCGTCTCCAAACGTCAGCCAACTGGCCCCGCGGAAGTCTTGCTCTCTGATCAGACTTCTTACGAAGCCTATGAAGGTACGCTTGTATCTCAGTACCGATACACGACCAACAAAGCTGACATTGGACTCATGAAAATGACCTTCAAGGAAATTCCTTGGATCTGGTCAGTTCAGGCGACTTCTGGTGTTATTTATGCCTTGAATTCCGATGCGATCAAGTTCTATGTCAATTCTGACACTGACTTTATTTTCACGGGATTTATGAAACCAGCGAATCAAGATGCGAAAGTCGGTCAGATTCTTTTGGCTGCGGCTCTCACAACCCCGATCCGTCGGAAACTAGGTCGATCTAACTCGAACGCTGCCTAAGGAGGGATTTATGGCCTTCTCAACTTCGAACTTATCAAGAGATACGGTCGGTTCCTCTTACGCACTGAAAGGGACATGGACCGGACTCGATAGCGACACTGCCAATGGAACCGTTACTGGTCCTGGTTATTGCTCTGATGCGACTTTCAAAACCAACAACACAGTTGGCCCAGAAAACGACACATCGGTTCGAATCACCAACAGCAATGGGACATGGACAGTATCTGTCTATTACAACTCGACCGTGACAGCTGGAACATTCCAGATCGCATTCAAATAAATATCGCATCAGGGGCCGGATGCTCTTAAGTGAGCCAAGCCACAATGCAAAGGTCTAAGACCTTAAGGAGATTCAAATGGACATTCAAGCAATCAATCGTCAAGACCCGGAATCTATTCGGGTAGCGTTCAAAGCAGTAGACGGTGGAGGTTCTATCACCACTGGATACGGTATTCGTCTCGTTACGACCGCCGCTTCCTTTGATGGAGTCAACGCCATCCAAAGCACCGCCGCAGACATCAAAAACTTTTATGGAGTCGTCGCCAAAGACGTACCCATCAATGGTTTTGGTAAAGCGACCATCTATGGATACGCTGCTTCCGTTGTTATTTCTAACGTTGGAACGAGCATCACCGTTACCGCTGGAGACACCCTTAAACCGGGTTCTGTCGCTGGTACGTTCTTCTCGTCTGTTACCGACGCTGCAATGACCACACTGCTCAACAAGTATGTTGTTTCCGGTGCCACGACCACCATCTCGGCTCAAGCCTGGGTGGCTGGTTTCGTTCACGGAATGTAAATGGAATTAACCTGGAAGGATTATTTAACTGCGTATATTAAGGTTGCTGGAGTATTTCGAGCAACAAGATATGTATGGCGTCCTTTCGGGGAGTTATTAGAAGTGGATCGTTGTGTCGTGGACGGGGAACTTGTGACAAATTCACAATCTTCCCTGTCCCGGCACACCGGCCATCGCATGAGTCAACCAGTGAAGATCACATTTTTCGAGATGATCCTTATCTGGACAAGGGTGATTAATTGAATACAGTAAAAGTCTTAATCGCTATCCCAAACATGGGGTACACGCAAGTGGAAGCTTACGGAAACAGACTTATGAATTTTATGCAGATGGGGAATCTTCAAACGGAGAGAGCAACTTTCTACAAGTTTGAACAAATACTCCAAGAGCTGGCCCCGGAACAAAAAGAGTCAGTTTTAAACAACTATTTAGAAAAACACGCCAGGCACATACAAAAGATAGGAGACGAATTATTCGAGTTCTGGTTCATCAATATCGGAAGAATATTCACTCCCGCAGCAAGAGAAGAAGCAGCAAAGAAAGCCCTGGAAAAAGAGATGGATTACATCTTCTTTGTAGATGATGACATGATCTGCCCAGATGATTTATTCCTAAAACTCTATCGACACCACAAAGTAGCAGACGTTGTTTGTCCTCTGGCCTTCACAAGAAACGAGCCCTACAAACCAGTCATGTACGCATCCATCGAAGGTTACGACGCAGTTAACAGAAGCGATTACTTTATCAACAACGTCATAATGAATTACCCCAAGAATAAACTGGTAGAAACAGACGCTTGCGGATTTGGCGCGGCCTTGGTAAAAGTGAGCATCTTGAAAAAGATCCCCGCCCCATACTTCATGTCATCGAACGCCACAGGAGAAGATATCCTCTTTTGCTACAAAGTGAAAAAAGCTGGCGGACGAGTATTCATGGATACAACTTTCAACATTGGACATTTGGGCCACCCCCAAGTCATCACAGAAGAATTCGTAGACAAATATCGAAACTCAGTTGACTCAGAAAATACAAAGCGTTATGGAGAATTTACGAAGTACAACGCACTGACGGTGCTTGGTGACTAAGCCGATAACTATAATTTGCCCCACCTGGAATAATGAAGAGTTTTTGGTCCCATGTGTTCGTTCAATCATTCAAAACGGTATATTGGACGGATTGGCTGATTTGATTATTGTGAACAATGGAAGCCAAGATATTGAAAGACATTTCGGGAGTCATCCGGCAATTAAGATATTGAAACCAGGAGAGAATCTTGGATGGGAAGGCGGCCTGGAGCTTGGAATAAAAGAATCCAAATCTCCCTTCCTTGTATTCCAGAACGATGATACTTACCTTCCCCCATCATCGGCATCCTTTTACCAAAGACTCTTAAACCACTTTACTAATGACAACGTAGCAGCAGTCGGACCAGCCACCACCTGTGCCGCTGGAATCCAGAGCATATACCACCCAGGGTGCCCCCGTTGGCCACTTGAAACTTCCTACTTGATTTTCTTCACAGTCATGGTCAGACGCTCCCACTTAGAAGAAGTTGGTGGAATCGACACATCTTTACCTGGCGGCGATGACTTCGACCTATCAATTCGATTACGAAAAGCAGGCCACAACATCCTCGTCGATCCAGGTGCTTTTATTATTCACCACGGATTTAAAACTGGTACGAGAGTAAAAGGAGAACACACTTCCGCAGGCGGATGGAACTCCCAAGAGATGAGCGATAGAACCAACAAATATTTAATCAACAAACATGGATTCAAAGCATGGTGGGGGGCTATGAGAGGATTAGACTACACCAACGGATATCTTCCACCGGAAGATAAAGAAGGGAATCTAATAAGAACGATGATAAATGGTGAGAATAATATCGTTGAGTTAGGATGCGGACCACAAAAGACTGTTGAACCTTCAATTGGAATTGATCGAGTACCCAAGGGAGAAGTTATCCCGCATCTTCAGGGCCAATTATCAGTAGCGGATATTGTCGCTGACGTTAGCGAAGTTTTGCCTATCGAAGATAATTCCCAGGATGTTGTTATCGCCAGGCACATTCTCGAACATGTTTTAAGAGAAATTAAAACTCTCAAAGAATGGGGGAGGATTGTTCGTCCTGGAGGTAAGTTAATCATAGCCGTTCCAGATGAACGAGTGACTCAATCCATCCCTCTCAACCCAGAGCATTTGAGAGCGTATTCAGAAGAAAGTCTTCGAGACACAATGGAGTTACTTGGATGGAAAACAATTGAAACTAAGTCTTCCCAGAATGGAGTTTCTTTCGTCGGAGTTTTCCAAAAGCCTGGAGGCATATGCGCATAGCTATTTATTATGACCTGTTCCCGGAGACTGGCTATCGCAACGATGGGAATCCACTTTATACATGGGCCTCCTTAAAACGGATGCAAGATAAAGGTATGTTGGAAGTTGACCACTTGGCACCAAAAGAGGATAAGTCCTTATTCGGGAAATACGATTTAAACCTAGATGTAGACTGGGGAGAAGATGGGCTTGCGTCGATCATCCCGTATAAACTTATCGACGTTCCAAGGCCCAACATCTACTGGGCCTCAGACACCCATCTTGGAACTTTCTTTGTCCGAAAAAGAAGTTCGTGAATTCTTTAAACATCCTATCTAGGAAATCGATTCTATTGGGTGAATTAACGTGACCTACGAAGGCGATGTCGTGGTCTTTGCTGGCGTAAGAGAAAGGAACGGGAGAACCGGATTCTATGTCGTGATAAGCATTTGGCTCGAAAGCGT